GAACGCCACGAGGCGCAGCACGATGACGAGGCAGGCCACTCCCTGCACCAGCGGCCAGACGCCGAACGGGACGAACGGTAGGGACATGATCAGTCTCCTTTACGGAACAGGATGGAGGGGTCGAGGGTCTTGGCGCGCTCGATCAGCTGCATGGTGATCGTCACCACCAGCGCGCCGGCCAGGAACGCGGCGACGGCAGGGCTGTGCAGCGGCAGATGTGCGAGCAACTCTGGGGCTGCGAGATAACCCACCACAGTGCTGATGACGAGATAGATCACGCGGCGGGTAAGTGGCAGATCGCGCGAACTGGTGACGAACAAGGCGGCGCCCGCGATGGCGCCGACCAAGGCATTGCCATCGATGCCGGGCAAGAGGGCGGTGGTGGCGGCCGCGGTACCCAAAGCGGCGGACGTGGTAAGTGTTGCGGTCGCAGGCTCGGACATCGTCAATCCCATAGCTGGAGGGTAGGAAGGACGCGCGTGCCCACGTCCTGAACGTCGGGAAGCACCACCGGCGTGCCGGTCGGCAGTACCGGGCCGAGGGCGGCCAGGCCGCGATTCATTTCGTAGACCGTCTCGACCACACCGGCGGTGGTGCCGAACACGCGCCAACAGATCGCATCGACCGTATCGCCCTGCTGCGCGTAGACGGTTTGCGCCATCAGAGCAGCTCCACAACGTTGCGCGGCCGGCCCAAGATGTCGGCGACCGCCCAGCGCGCGTTGCGCCGGAAGTCGTCGGCCGAATCGGCTTCGCCCTGCGCGCGATAGTCGCCGGCGCGCGTGTTGTCCCAGTCGCGATACTTCTCGGCGATGTCGGCCTGCACGGTGCTGGCCACGGCGCGCAGGTAGCGGTGCACCAGGGCGCTCGCATCGGCGATGGTCTCGCCCACATCTGCCGCGCTGTCCCAGCCTTCGCCGATGCGCGCGGCCCTGTAGCGGGCGAGCTGCGTATTGACGTCGAGCATGGCTTCGATGGCGCTCGCGCGCAGCCGCTCGGCCGTGACGTTGCCAGTGAGGCGGGTCGAAGCGCGCAGCGCGGCCAGATCCACATCCGGCCAGAAGCCGTCGTTGGCGATGATGCCTTCGTCCTGGGTTGTGGTGGCGATGGTGCCGCCGTTGGCGATCAAGCTGCCCATGGAAGTCCTTTCAAAAATCCGGCGGTGGACGGGTGGATCACGGCCTGCGCGTGCGCAGCGTTCACCACCCGTGCCGCCGGGGCGCCGGGGGGAGGCTCAGGAGCCGCGCGAGCGCGGCGAGGGGTGGTCGGCATTCGGGCCGGAATCCGCATGTCGCAGTCGGCGTTCCAACTGCTCGATGTCCTTTTTTGCGCCGACTTTGTCGTGCAGTTCGACCGCGCGGCGCAGGTGGTCCAACGCGCTCTGCGGTGCGTGCTCGGCTTGGTGCCGCCCGATAGCGAAGTGCAGCTTGGCGCGCACCTGGTCGGGCATGTCGCGCGAGGCGGTCAGCGCCAGGATCGTTTCCAGCACGTCCACGTCGAACGGCTTGCCGGCGTCATAGGCTTTCAACGCCTGCACCGCTGGTTCCTCCGCGATCAGCGTGGCCGGCGTGCGCTCGAAGCGATCGGGCAATGACAGGTTGTGGCCGAGCACGTAGCGCGCGACGTCGAGCGCACCGACGTAATCGCCGATGTCGATGCGCCAGGTCAGCACGTACCCCAGCACGTCATCCTGTACACCCTGACCACTGGCCAGCACGCCGGCCACGTAGTCGGCGTAGTCGCCGAGGATCTCGCGCTTGATCACGATCTTGCGCTCGACCGATTGCACCTGGTGCAGCCGTCGACGATCGGCGTCGAGCTTCGCGCGCATGAGGCGGTGCGCGCGGGAGGTGGACGCATCCACCTCCGCGCCGGGCGCCGTGTGCCCGGTCGCCCGTGCCGCTTCCACACGCATCAGGTGCGCTTGGGCGGGTGACAGCGTCATCGTTACAGCACGCCCGTCGGGGCCGACCAGTTGCCCAGCACGATGTTTTCGATCAACACCGCGCCCTGCAGGCGTTCGACCACATAGGCGTCGTTGCTCGACTGGTAGTCGGCGACGCGGTCGTAGTCGGGTTCATCGCGCAGCAGACGGCGGCGCGCGCCGGCCTGGTAGTAGATCGACAGGTTGTCCGGTCGCGTGATCAGCAGCTTGTCACTGGGGAAATAAGGCAGGCCCAAGCCCTGCAGGCCACCCATCGTCTTCTGGCTCACCAGAATCTGCGTGGCCAGCTCGTCGGTCGCGCGCTGCTGCTGGTTGATCTTCGGGAAATACTTGTCGTGCATCAGCTTGCGGCCCACGTGCACGCGCAGGCCCGTGTCTTCCTGGAACCACGGGGCCAGCAGCAGGAGGGCGTCGTACACCAGGGCATCGAGGTTTTCGTAATCGCCGCCCGGTCCCACACGCACTTGCTTGCTGCCGGCCTTGGCCTCGCTCATCACCTGCGCCGGCGCTTGCTCGCGCAGGATTTGCAGCCAGCCCTTGTTGACGTCCTGCAGCAGCGGGTTGGCCTTGATATCGGTGTCGTCGGCCACGCTCGTGCCGTTCCAGCCGATCATCAAGCGGTCCAGCGCCTGTTGCTTGACCAGCATGGTGGACAGGCGCGTCTGGAAATCGGGGAACTTCGCCCACGCATCCAGCGTGGCGTAGGGGAAGGAGGTATCGAAGTTGGTCTGGTAGCAGGTATAGGGCTGCGCATCCATGTCGCCGAGGTAGCGCGGCGTGCGCTTCTTGTTGTCGGACGTCTTGGTGCGGCTGGCCACCGGGCCGGAAACGCCCAGGTGCAGCTTCTCGCCCGTCTTTTCCGTCACGGGGTGCACGTTGACCATCGCCAGGTAATCGCTCGATTCCTGGATGCGGTTTTCCATCGTCTGCTGCACAGACGGTTGCACGTCGAATTTCTCGGACGCGCTGGCCACGCCGTTGAGCTTGGCCACCTGAGTGGAGAGAGCATGGAACTTGACGCGGGTTTCGTTCTTCATGGGTGTCCTTGTGTGGAAGCGGGGAAGGCGAGGCGCGTGAGGTTTAGAAGTCGGTCAGCGCGTCGTCGGTGCCGGTGGCCAGCGGGCGTGTGGCGGTCGCGGCAGGCGTGCTGTTGAACAATTGCTCCAGCGCCGCCACGCGCGTGGTCATGTCCGTGAGCTGCTGCCGGCTGGCCTTGATCTCGGTGTCCACCCGTTCGAACTGGCGTGCGGTCTGCGCGCTCTGCGCCTCGCCGTGTTCGGCGACTTCTTCGAGCGCCGCTTCGATGTCGGCAAAGCGCGCGTCATCGGTGAGGCTTTTGCGTGCGAATAGCTCGCGGATCTTCGCGAGCACACCGGGTTTTGCTTCCGGCTCATCGACAAACTCGATCACCGTTTCGACGGCGGCGGAGAAGTGGTTGTCCGGATGCAGTTTGCGCGCCGCGAACGGATTGGCGTCGGGGTTGGACGCAGCAAACTGCAGCATCTCGGTGCCGAGGCTGGCCGGGTTGTCGGTGACCGCCAGGCCCACCAGGTACGCCTTGCCGGTGTCGGCGAACTTCGGGTTCACCTCGATGGAGGTGAAGACCTTCTGGCCCTTCTTGGTCATGCCGACCAGGTCATCGGTGGGCGAGATTTCGGCGAAGAGTTCCAGCTTGCCTTCGCTGTTTTGCGCCTGAGACAGCGCATCGACAAAGCCGTAATTGCGGAACGGGCCGTCGGGCAGCACGCCGCGGATGTGTTCGAGGTTGATCGTGGCGCGGTACTTGGCCGGGTCGTAATGCTCGGCCATCTGTGCGATCCATTCGCGCTGGATGGTGCGGCCGTCGACCGTGGCGCCCTCGGTCGCAATGCGGAATTTCTTGGATTTCTTTGCCATGCAACGGGCCTCGGTGACGTGGGGACGGGAATAGGTCGCCAGCATCGATAGCGCTGCACGCAGCGGCAACGCGGTGCAGTTCTGTACGCATGGGTTAAGAACAACACGCGGCCCAGCACGCGCATGCGCGTCCCTACGCTGTCGGCCATGTTGATGCCCGCCGTCGCCACCGATCCGCGCACCGTTGCTCGCAGCCTGTACTTTCAAGGCTGGAGCGTGACGGCGATTGCCGAGCACATCGGCCAGGCGCGCTCGACCGTGGAATCGTGGAAGCAGCGCGACGGTTGGGCGAATGCGAAACCGATCGATCGCGTGGATGCCGTGCTCGAAGCGCGGCTATGCCAGTTGATCGCCAAAGACAAAAAGGACGCGCACGATTTCAAGGAAATCGATCTCCTGATGCGCCAGGTCGCGCAGATCGCTCGCGTGCATCGTTACGAAGCGCCCGGAGGGCATGAAGGCCACCTCAACCCCAAGGTGGCGAACCGCAACGCCGGCCCGAAGAAGAAGCCGCTCAAGAACGACTACAGCCCCGAGCAGGCGACGCAATTGCATGAAGCGTTTATGGATTCGTTGTTTGCCTATCAGCGCCAATGGCACCAAGCCGGGCTCACGCAGCGTATCCGTAACATCCTGAAATCGCGTCAGATCGGCGCGACCTGGTATTTCGCCCGTGAGGCGCTGGACGATGCGATCGTTACGGATCGCAATCAGATTTTCCTATCGGCCAGCCGCGCACAGGCGGATGTGTTCCGTCAGTACCTCACGCAGT